AGAATGTAGAGAAAAGTCGCCTCTACTCTTTTTATTTTTTGTGCGACTAATTTTTATGGAGTAAATTGAATGTCTGCTAAAGAGAAAATTCTAAAGTTCCTTTCTAAGGATGGTCCTTACAATACTTTGACTGCCGCACAAGCACGTGCCCGTTTTGGTATCGCTAATGTTGGTGCCCGCATTGAAGAACTTCGTGCTGAAGGTTACTGCATCTACACCAACAAGAAAACTCTTGCTGATGGTCGCCGTATCACTTACTACAAACTCGGCAAGCCAACTAAAGAAATGGTTGCTATGGCACATGCTGTTCTTGGAGCAGAAGCATTTGCCTAAAATAGGTTAGAAACTGGTGGGGTGAGAACATATATATTATGTGTTCTCACTCTTTTTTATGGATAGATTATGCAAATACAAGTCGATATTGAACAACTAAGAAAAAACAAACTGTTCATTGCCACACCGATGTATGGTGGAATGAATCACGGTCTATACATGAAGTCGTGCCTTGATCTTCAAACCGTTATGATTCGTTATGGCATTGAAACAAAGTTTTCTTTTCTCTTCAACGAATCACTCATCACAAGAGCAAGAAATTATTTGGTAGATGAGTTTCTACGCACAGATTTTACACACATGATGTTTATCGATTCGGACATTCACTTTGATCCGAATGATATCGTAGCACTAATGGCACTTGATAAAGATGTTATTGGTGGTCCCTATCCCAAGAAGTCAATCAATTGGAACAACATTGCTGAAACTGCTCGTCGCCATCCCGATTTAAATCCAAGAGAACTTGAAAATCTTGTTGGTGAATATGTGTTTAATGTAGTAAAAGGCACACAACAATTTCAAGTATCTGATCCATTAGAAGTAATGGAAATTGGTACGGGTCATATGATGATCAAACGTGATGTATTTGATAAAATGAAAGATGCTTATCCTCAAATCAAATACAAACCTGATCATGTTGGACAAGCACACTTCGATGGCTCACGTTACATTCATGCTTACTTCGACACAGTGATTGATACTGTTGATTCGTGTGTCGGTGGTGGTTCTGAACGTTATCTATCAGAAGATTATATGTTCTGTCAGATGTGGCGTAAGATTGGTGGACAAGTTTGGTTGTGTCCATGGATGAAGACGCAGCATATTGGTACATACGCATTTACTGGCAACATGCCCGCTGTTGCTCAGTATACCGGTAGATTGTGATCGACTACAAGTACAGTGAAGACCGTATTCTTAAAGATGTAAAAGAATACGTCGATAAGACATACGGTCAACACTACTCACTAAACAAATTTCAAACTTCCGAATTCATCATTGACTGTGGGCACGGTGAAGGATTCTTTATTGGTAACATCATCAAATACGCACAACGATATGGTAAAAAGAATGGTTACAATCGTGATGACTTGATGAAAGTTGTACACTATGCTATAATGGCTTTACATAACCATGATTTGACGAGGAAATAAATTATGAAACTTTCAAATGAAACACTTTCGGTGTTGAAAAACTTTGCTGCTATCAATCAGGGTATTCTGTTCAAGAAAGGTAAAATACTTCGGACAGTATCTCCACACAAGAATGTGATGGCTGAAGCAACAATCAATGAAGAAATTCCTGCTGAGTTTGGTGTATATGATCTGAACAACTTCCTGTCTGTTCTAACATTACACAAAGATGATCCTGTAATTGAGTTTGATACAAGCAACATTTTGATTTCTGGTTTACAAGGTCGCAGCAAAATCAAGTATCGTTTCTGTGCGCCTAACATGATTGTTGCTGCTCCAGATAAACCAATTTCAATGCCAGATGCTGAAATCTCTTTTGATTTGAAGCAAGAAGACTTTGATTGGATTATGAAAGCGGCGGGTGTTCTATCGTCAAGCTATATGGCAGTTGAGTCTGACGGTCAAAACGTTTATGTCATTGCTCTTGACATGACTAATGATGCCGCACATACAGATTCACTTGAGATTGCCAAGGGCAACGGCGACAAGTATAAAATGATTTTTAAGATTGAGAATATCAAAATGATTTCTGGTTCTTATGAAGTGAAAATCTCCTCAAAAGGTATTTCAAACTTCAGACATAAAACTCTGAATCTACAATACTGGATTGCTACTGAGACTGGTTCAAAATTTGAGAAAGGTTAATCATGGGTAAGTTCGTTATTTTCACAAATGCTTCAACCGCTTTTGATGGTGAATCTATTGCCATCAACAAAGAAATTATCGCATCGGTGTTTGAGTCTGCCAAAACTATTCCAAATCAAGAAGCAAGAACTGTTATTTACGGTGTCAACAACATTGATTGGCATGTAAAAGAAAGTTATCTTGAAGTGCTTGCTAGGCTGAATGCTGACTGATATAATATATTACATTATGATTTTTGTGAAAGAAAAACATGGAACATTTATTGTGGACAGAAAGACATCGACCACGAACAGTGGAAGATTGTATTCTACCAGAACGTTTGAAAGCAGTATTTCAAGAGTACGTGAATCAGAAGGAGATACCAAATCTTCTTCTGGCTGGTGGAGCGGGCGTAGGCAAGACGACAATTGCCAAAGCAATGTGCAACGAAGTCGGTTGCGACTACATGGTAATCAATGGTTCTGATGAGAACGGTGTTGATACAATTCGTGTCAAAATTAAGAACTATGCTTCATCCGTTTCATTGTCTGGTGGTCGTAAGGTCATCATTCTAGATGAAGCAGATTATCTAACACCAAACGCACAAGCAATTCTGCGTAATGCGATTGAAGAGTTTGCTTCAAACTGTTCTTTCATTTTCACTTGTAACTACAAAAACAAAATCATTGATCCACTACACAGTCGGTGTGCGGTGATTGAATTTGGTTTGAAGAATGGTGAAAAAACACAAATGGCATCTGCGTTTTTCAAACGCATCATACACATACTAAACACAGAGAAAGTGGAATTTGACGAAAAGGTAATTGCTGAAGTAGTCAAGAAACACTTTCCAGATTTTCGTCGTGTTATTAATGAACTTCAACGCTATTCCAAACTCGGCAAGATTGATGTAGGCATCCTCTCTCAGATTGGTGATATTTCTCTAACACAGATTGTCAAACATTTGAAAGAAAAAGACTTTACGTCCGTCCGTAAATGGGCAGCAACGTCGGAAATTGATAACACGACATTCTTTCGCAAACTCTATGATGCTTTATATGACATTGTAAAGCCTCAGAGTATACCACAAGCGGTGCTAATTCTTGCTGACTATCAATACAAGCAAGCATTCGTTGCCGATCATGAAATCAATCTTGTTGCTTGTCTGACAGAAATCATGGCTAATGTGGAGTTCAAATGAGAAAAAATTTTGACTATGCCACAGCCATTCTACAGACCAAGAAACAACTTATTGTAGATGAACTAACAGAGAAGGACTATGCTCCTTTTCTGGTCAACCGAGCCTTATCTCAGCACAAGGATTGTCTGGCTTTTGCAAATGAAATGAATAGTAGGCACTATCTTGAGAAGAAACTACAATTCGACTATTTGCTAAATACTGTAAGGTCTATGAAAAGACCTTTTGCGAAGTGGGCTAAAGCTGAAAAAAACGATGATTTGGAATGTATCAAACTGGCCTATGGCCTGTCCGATTCCAAAGCACGTGAGGCTTTGCGACTACTGAGCAAAGAACAAATCCAACAAATAAAAGAAAAAACCCAGAAGGGTGGATTAGGAAAATGACATGGTTGATCTATCTAAGTTTGTTGAGGTCGTTCTTGTAGAAGAGGATGACTTTCTAAAAGTACGTGAAACATTAACACGAATCGGTGTATCATCAAGAAAAGAAAAGGTACTATATCAATCTTGCCATATTCTACACAAGCAAGGTAAGTATTACATAGTACATTTCAAAGAATTGTTTGCTCTAGATGGAAAGCCATCTACAATTACCGAAAACGATATACAAAGACGTAACGCTATTGCCAATTTACTTGAAGAGTGGGGCTTGATCAAGGTTGTAAACTATGATATAGTAGAGAATAACATGGCACCAATTCATCAAATTAAGATTATTGCTTTCAAAGAGAAAGATGATTGGGAATTGATTGCCAAATACAACATTGGTAAAAAAAAGAAAGAATAAATGGTGATTCATTATGAGCAAAGTGAAAAACAATGCAATCAAGTTGGTAAATAAATATACCAAAGAAGAAGTGTATACAAGGGATTATGATAACGTGATTAAAGAAGGTGCTAACGAGTTTATCAAAGTCTTTAATCAAAATAATCCACAAAGAACTTATCTTGTCAACCGCACAGCGTTTGTGGTTGCCAAGTAAGTCGTGATGCCTTCGGGGTCACGTAATTTAACTTGCTTAAAAAGGAGAAAACTATGACAGTAGGACGTATTGCTTTTGGACCTTTGTTTCATCAGACGCTTGGCTTTGAGAATTTTCTGCGTGATGTAGAAACCATTCTAAATGATTCCAAACCAGTTGCTAATTTTCCGCCACATAACATCATCAAACTAGATGATAACAAATATGTGGTAGAACTGGCTGTTGCTGGCTTTGGTAAAGATGAAATCGATATTCAAGTACAAGATAATACTTTGACTATCAAAGGTGAGAAACAAGACAAAGATAGTCATCAATATCTACATCGTGGAATTGGTACACGTTCATTCACTAAATCACTCACTATTGCTGACACCATTGAAGTAAAGGGTGCGGAATATAAAGATGGCATTCTACGCATTGGACTTGAGAACATCATTCCAGAGCATAAGAAACCACGCAAGATTGAAATTGGTAATGAACTAAAAACATTTCAGCCAGAACTTCTACAAGAAGAGAAACAGGCTGCGTAATGGGTGGGGCGCAAGCCCCACTTTGAAAGGTACATGATGGACAAAGACCTAAGATCATATCTCAAAATCTATTCTGATTGGCTTACACCAGAAGTGTGTCAAGAAACTGTTGACGAACTTGAAAAAGTAGAAGGTCAGTTTCAGACACATCAGTTTTACGACTATCATAATAATTCCAATCATTCATATGAGCATGAACTTGCTGTCACATGGTCAAATGTAAAG